GATGCTTGGGTTCTGTCCCCCGCGGGGGACCTGCTGCGTCACGACCACAGGGCCGCCGTCCTTCTTGCGGCCGGCAAGCTTTGCAGCTTGGGCCATCAGTTCCTCTTCCGTCTTTCCGGTGAGGAACTCAACAAGATCTTCGTCGAGCTGGGTCTTGCGGGCTACGCGCTCCCGCGCGAGCTTGGACTCAAGATCTGCGGTCTTGGCGTCGTTCGCAGCCACGATCTGCTGCACTTCTTCCGGGGTCTTGGCTGCGGTCAGCTTGTCCTGAAGTTCGCGGGCCTGGACCCGCTTGTCAGCGGCTTCCTTGCGGGCGTCCTCCAGTTCCTTGCGGACCCAGTTGAACTCGGGAGGGAAGGCCGCCCAGGGGTCTGGGGCCTTCTCCTGTGCTGCGGCGAGTGCTTCAGCGGCCGCCTGGGCCTGCTGTTCTGCTTCAGACATTTCATGTCCTCCTGGGACTATGTGGTCTAGACGTGCACCCCGTGGGGTGCCGTGGGGTTCGCCTTGCGCTGGGCGTAGATCCAGCGGCGGAAGGCCTTCATGGCGGCCTGGCCCGAGTAGCCAGCCGTAACCTCGTACCACTTCTTCTGGAAGTAGGCATTCAGTGGGGGCAGCTCTGATTCCAGCGTGAACCGGACAATCGGAAAACAGTGGCAATTCAGATGGAACTTCATGCCGGCGGTGGCCTCGCTGCGGTAGACGAACCCGCGGCTTGCGGCCGTCGCACAGAATCCGCAGGGATCGGGCCCGGCTGCCACGGGCTACGCGCTTGACGAGCCTGTCGGCCCGGATGGCCTGGTCCAGCACAGCCCGACCGCCGTCGATGCCGGCTGCGTCCACCGTCCCGGATCCAACAGATCCGGCCGCCGCGTGGGCGTCTTCGATCTGCTTGATCGCCTGGTCGGGGGTCAGCGTAGTGTCGGAACGGGCGGCGTCCAGCGAGTCCGTCGAGCGGCTTATGGCATACTTCTGAAGTGTGTCCTCATAAGCCCTGGTGACTTCCTCGAGGGTCTGGTCAGGCTTCCAGTCGAAACTGTCCACCGACACCGGGGTCGAGTCGTTCGATCCTTCGACATTCATGAGGTGCTGGATCAGCGGATCAATCCGGGTGTCCTGAAACCGGATCGACCGGCTGTTGGAGTCCCCATTGATGTCCATCTGACTGAGGGTGCCCTCAAACCAGCGAATGTCTGGGTCGGTGCTGCCCGTCCTTCCGGACGGGATGGAGGCGATGTCAATGGCGCGGGTGCGGAAGTTCCCCCGCAGCACGCCCAGGGTGACGTCATCGGTGGTGGAGCCTTCCGGCACACCGAGGGTGCGGCCAGTCTCCAAGGCCCGCGCAAGCTGGTAGTAGCTGACTGCCAGGTCGCGGGACATCTTCCGTATAGCCGTGATCGCCCGGAGTGAGTGCGTCATCCACTGGGCGGAGGTTTCGGTGACGCGGAGGGCGGATACGCTCTCCCATTCGATAAGGGCGAGGTAGGCTCCGGCGAGGCCTAGCCGGGCCTGGGCGGCCCGGTGTAGCTGCTCCAGCGCAAGGATCTCAACATCAAGCGTTGCCACTTACGGGCTTCTTCTGGGTGCCGTTGGGAGGCACGGGCTTCGGAACGCCAGGCTTGGGTGGCACGCCGGGCTTAGGCGGGGCACCGGGGACAGCGGGCGCCGGAGGCGCACCGGGGCCGCCAGCGGCGGCCTTCTGTGCTGCCAGCGGATCCATCTGCATCGCGTCTTGGATCTGCTGCTCGTGCAGCACCTCCCAGTCATCCAGCATCCCCTTGGTGACGCCCGGGAACATGGGCCACAGGCCCTTCTTCGGTACATCGAGCATCAGGGCGGCCTTGCCCAGCGCGTCTACCATGACCGCGACTGTCCTGGTGGACATGTCCCTCCAGCGGACCTCGCCGCCGTAGGACTCGGAGCCGGCGATGTCGCCCACGGCGAGGGCTCCGGTGCGGAGCAGCTCCTCGTGGGACTCACCGAAGGAAATGTGCAGGGAGTCGATCCAACGGATGAACTGCGCTTCGGCCGCGGCCCACGCCTCTGCCGAAAGGTTGGCAAGGTTGCTGATTGAAGCAAGCGGCGGGAACTGCGAGAGGGTGGTGAAGTTGCGGGCAGCCTGTTCCTCTTGACGGATGTATCCATCCAGGGGGGTTTCATCCAGCTGGCCGAACTTGGTCAAGGGATCGTCGCTCAGGAGCATCTGGCTCTGGCTGATCTCGATCGGAACCGGGATCGGCTCACCCGTCGTCTCGTCCAGGACGAGGTTGCCGGAGGCGTCGCGCTTGTAGTCCGGCACCAGACCGGCGGCGTAGCGGACCTTGAAGGCCCCGAAGTCGGCGGTCACGTTGGTCGAGAACGTGGCCTGGTTCAAGCGGTCCTGCAGCGGGATGGCCGGCCGGACCACGCCGAGGGTTCGGCCCTCGTCGTCGATGAAGCAGGTATAGCGGATCACCGGGCACTTGCCCAGCTCGTGGGCGAAGGGCTTGCCCTTGAGAACGAAGCTGCCGTCGAAGTTGTAGTCCAATTCCCAGCGGTTCAGGTCGTCCCAGAAGATCGCAAGCCCGGACAGCTCCGGGTTGCGGGGGTAGGACATGATCGTCAGCACATGTGAGGGCCGGATGTCGTTGACCGGATCCCGGAAATACGCCACGGTGTTGCGCGTGGGTAGGATGTCGAACTTGACATTCTTCGGGTCCAGGTTATTCACCGCCACGAAGGCGTGGCCGTATGTCAGGCAGGACCGGTAGATAACGGACTGGCGGCCGTCCATCCTGTTGCGCTGCCACAGCTCCCATTCAGGGTCCGAGGGCTCGCCGTCGGCGGTCTTGTTGTCCAGCTGGCCCTTGGTGCGGCGGCGGTAGTCGTCCACAAAGGACATCTGCGCCGGCAAGTTCACCAAAAGTGGAATCCAGTTGGCGATCGAGCGTGCCTGTAGGTCGCGGATCTGCGCTGTGGCGTATCGGGGGGCGTAGGGCATCAGGTGCCGGCCCTCGAGATAGTCGTGGCAAATGTCGTATTCGGCACGATCGTGCCGAAGGGTCAGGACCATCGTCTTGACGAGGAAGTCATCGAACACCCCGGCCGTCGAGTCCGGGTTGGCCAGGGTGCGATCCAGCATCCCTGGCGGCCCCAGAGCAAACTCGTTCATGGTTGGCAAGAGGGTCTCCTAAGTCGCGTCAAAATTGAATCAAGCGGCGCGTGTATTCACGCTCGGGCTTCTTGCCCGATTCGGCCAGTTTGTTGAGGGCCATGTAGGCCAGGAACCCGGCCGCGAAAGCGTCGATCTTCCTGGGGGAGTCTTCGCTTTCCTTGCCGAAGTACAGACCGAAGCTATTCGTGCGGCGCTTGGCATTGAGGACGTGGATGCGCATGACCTTGTCGCCGTTCTGGCGAAGCCGGCCGTCCACAATGGAGCCAACAAAGGACTCGGTTGTTTGGGCGATGAGCTGTTTGTTCGCGCGCATGTCGAACCCGACGGTGGACTGTGCGGTAGCCTTTACGAGCAGCTGCTCGCGGTAGGTGTCGGACCAGGTGTCCACGTAACTTTCCCAGTAGGCACGGTCAGCGAAGAACGCGAGGACCTTGTAGTTCCGGAAGGCCAGGTGGACTTCAGAGTCCACTTCCCACTCGGGGACGTGCCACTCGACCGCGGGGTCAGGGTTCTGCCAGACGGCCAACGGGACGATCAGCTTGTCGCTGATCCTGATGGCCACGAGGGCCGTCGCATCGTCGGTCTTGGATCCATCGAAGCCCATGACGATCTGATCGCCGGGCTTGAGGTCGCGCCTGTCGCCGTAGCAGCCAGGCTGCAGGATACCGTCCCAGTCCCGGAAGGAAATGAGCGAGTCGCCCGCGGCGACGATCTGGTTGAACCACATCCGTCGCTTGGAGGCGACGGTCTTGGATCCGTCCTGGATTTCCTGGACGATGTCCTCGACGTCGAGCCAGTAGGCATCACCACGGATCGTCTCCACGATGAACGGCGCCCAGTGCTTCGTCAGCGGTGCGTCGGGGTGGGCTTCCAAGCTGTCATAGAGCCAGCCGGAGTCCTCAGACAGGCCGGCCCAGACCCTTTCCTGCTCCTCGCGGATCCGCTGAGCCACGCTGTCCTCACCAGGCTCGTAGGCGTTGGTGATGCAGAGCAGCCGGCCCTTGACCTTGGTCAGGTTATTGGTGATGACGTTCATGAACTGCGGGCCGCGCTGGCCGGGCGTCCAGTGGTGTGTCTCGTTAGCTATACAAAAGGTAACGCGGCCACCTTCAGCGGAACGGAAGTTCGCTGACATGGTCCGGAGCTTCTGCTTGGCGCCGTTGGCGTAGATGATCTCCCTCTGAACATCCATGTCGAAAGCTTGCCGAGTGCGCTTTGGTATAAGGCTCGGGAACATGTCCCGAGTGTTTTCCGTCTGCTGCATCGAAACAGCCGTGACCTGAACGTAAGCGTCGGGGTGCGGCCTGCCGACAGGCTGGCCGTTCTCATCCCAATGGGAGAACTGGCTCGGGCCGATCAGTTCAACGATCGACATCACGGCAGCAACGGGATCCTTGCCCCATCCCTTCATCCTCTGAAGGACCGCCTTGCGGTATCGGAACTTGCCGCGGTGGTCGAGGGCATAGAACCAGAGAATGAACCGCGCCTGTTCAGGCGTGGCCATCCAGGGCCGATCATCGGAGAAGGTCAGCCACTCGGCTATCCAGCCGAGGATTTCCCAGCCCAGGGTGTGCTCAGGGAGCAGCCAGTGGCCGGCGGCATCTTTCTGCCACGTCGGGCCGATAAAGCTCGGTGGGAATAGCTCTTTGGCTGCTTCAGCTGAAGGCTCGATGAGCTTCAGCTCTTCCTGCGTGATTGAAGGCACCTGGCCCCAGCCTTTCGACCGGACAGGGTTAGGCCTCCTGGACCCCCAGCTGCGCGCGGTATGTGTCGATCGCCGTGACGGATGCGGGAGTCGAGAGCTCCTTGGGATCTTCCAGCTCGATCCGCATGCGCCGGCGTTCTCCTTCGGTCACTCCGAGGGAGGTCATGCCCTGCAGGATGGTGGCCAGCATCATCGCGGAAGGGCGGTCGTAGTATGTGGTGAGGGCATCGCAGAGAACGCGCGCCATCTCGTAGTCGGACAGCTCGTAGTAGTCGCGCATCCCGGAGCGGGAGAGTGACTTGTACCAGTCCTTGGCCCGTGGGGCCCAGTTCCTGTCCGGAGGCGGTACCCTGAACGGGACGCGCTCACCCTTGCTGAGGGCGACGCCTCCTTCGTTCTCAGGGCGATTCCGACGTGTGCGTTCCTCGGAGCGCTTCGGTAGGGGACCTGGCATTTTAGAAGCCTCGATACTGGGTAGGTTTGGGTGGGCCCTGGATGATCCCGGGCTGCGGCTCCTCGGGGAGCCGGCCGAGGGCCTTGAGAGCCTTCTTGGCCTCATGGGCCTGCTTGCTGGTGCGGCGCAGGTGATGCGGGCCGCATAGCGCCCGCAGGTTCCGGAGGCTATGATCGTCTCGGTCCCGGACGTGGTCGCAGTCCGTGGCCGGTTCGGGGCACCGCTGCCCGCGGTCCATCCAGGTGCAGCGGTAACCGTCACGCTTGAGGCAGGCTTGCCGCAGCCGCTCCCAGTCAACCGGGAGTGAATCTTTTCTTGTGGACCCCGCCCAGGGGTTAGGCCGCGGCATCCTTGAGCTTCATGATTTCGGCTGGAAGGAAGCCAGACCATCGCCGGCCATCGTTTCCAATGACCACAATCGGGGCCTGGAGCAGGCCCTCGGCCTTGAACTTCTCAAGGATTTCGGGGCTGGCCAGAAGGTCAACCTCCTCGAATGCGATACCCTCGCGCTTCATGAGCCTCTTGGTCATGTCGCACTGAGGGCATGGCTTCTTGGTGTAGACGGTGACCTTCAAGTGGTTCCTAAAAAGTAGGTGCGATTCGGGGGTTGAGGGAGGGGCACCTAACCGGTCTTATTGGCCCCTAAGGCGCGGCCGTGAGGGTGTTGGCGACGAGTGTGGCCATGTCGCCGTAGCCGAGCGCGTTGGGGTGGGTGTTGTCTGTGGTCATGAGTCCCATGCTTGGCCCGCTGTTACCCCACCGTGCTTGTAGGTCGGCATACGGCTTCCCGGTCCCCTTGTACGCGGCGTTGTACCCGTCTACTGCCGTGACCGAGATGTGGGGGACGGCGGACATTAGTAGAACATCTCCGCTAACGGCGGCTGCCGCTGAAATGGCGTTCACTGCCGCGAGGACGTTAGCAGGTGGTATCGGGTACTGCGCCGTCGTTCACGCCGAGGCTGATAATGGACAGGTCCGGGGCGATAACCCTTGATAAAGTTCAGCGCGCCAGGGTTGCTGGTGTTGTTCCAGATCTGTCGCTTTGGATCCGCCCACGCCAGCGCCCATAATGCGGACCTTATTAGGGTTGGCTGAGTCGTAGGACTCTACTCCCACAACAAAAACGGTTCCTGACGTGTTCGTGAACGTGATGGTGTTGGTTGATGCCGTGGCGGATGCAGTAACCACGGCGGAGCCGTAGATACCCGCTGTTGTTTCAACGGTGTTGATGGAAACTGATACCCCGCCCGTGGCTTGCGCCGTGAATACGCCAGTGCCGGAGTCGCCGAAGAAGTAGACGATATAGGTGTTGGCGACGTTGGTAGGGGTTACGGTCGCCGTCTGACCCGCCGTGGCGGACGTGATCGCGGCGTTCATTCCCGCGCCGTAAGCGGCATAACCCCAGGTGCCTAGTGACCATCGGGAACTCGTCATTACCGCCGTGACCCGGTAAGCAGAACGAGTATTCCGCTGGGATACCCATCGCCGTGAGCCTTTTAGCCAACTGGGCGGGGTAGGAGTTCGGCCCGCCCTGATTCACACTGCCCGTTGCGGTGGTGTAGCTGTCCGAATAGACTCCTGCCGTGGTGGAGTCGCCGACGCAGAGGACGCGGCAGGGGCCCTGCGCGAGTGTTGCCAGCATCCTCTTCCGCGCCCATGCGGGCAGGCCCTGCACAGTGGCGGTTGTTTTTGGGGCGTAGTTAGCGCTCCCCGAGGCGGGCGCATAAGTGGCAGATAGTACCGCCGGACTAAGCCTTCCCGGCAGCTCCCACTCGGGGACGTCGGGCCCGTCCACCGGAGGTGGCGTGTGCAGTGGCAGTGTCTCCAACTCGACCGTCGTCGGGCCGGCGGGAAACAGAAAGGCCTTGGTCTGCGGGGCGAACGCCAGGGATCCACTGAGTGTGAGGCTGGAGGTCGTAGCGGACGTAGTACCAACTCGAAACCACCGCGCCGGAGGCATCGACGAACCCGGGCCTGGCCGCTGTGCGGCACCAGGATACTGGTGACCAGCCCGGGGCCGGAGGTTAGGGT